TTCTTTCACGAACTTCACCATTGACGGCGCGAGTATGGACATTTCGAACACGGGTGGCGCGAACATATTTGCCGTTCAGTGTTTCTCCTGCAACGTGGATCGTGTGAATATATTCAACATTGGAAGCTCTACAGTCGGAGGGGCTTTCTATGTCGGCGGCAATAGCATAAAGATGACGAATGTAATTGCCCAAGGTTCGCCCACGCCCGCACAGTTGACCGCTTGCATTGTCAATGCCGCATCGGGAGTTGAATGGCGCGGCTGGCTGTGCTCCAACATGCTGGTGAACCTCACCATTAAAAACGAAACTGGAGCGTCCACGGGGCAGAAAATATCCTTCTTTGGCGGGACTTCTGACGAGTGCGAAACGCCAAGCCTCGGATGTACGAACCTGAACTCAGCTATCGATGTCACCTTCATGGGGTCAACGATTTGGGGAAGTGGGAGCAATCCAGCTCTGTACGTTGACGGAACTTCGGTTGCCAGGCTTGCCCAGACATTTGTTGCTCCGTACTTAACGAACTCGAATGGTTCGGGTGTGAAGATTGCTAGCGGTGGCAAAGTCATTGCGACTGAGAGTCAGTTTGGCATGTCCGGTACAGGTTCGGCAGTCAGTGGACCTTCCGGGGCGCTCTTTCAGGACGTCGGCGGAAATGCAATTGAAGTTTGCACCACCAATCCTTGCACGCCCATCACCACGGCCAACTTCGGCACTCAAGGATTCACAGGCGGTATCAATCCAGTAGCCTCGTTGACCCATACTTTCAATACTTGCCATGATACTTTTGCGACTTTCACCGCCGCGACCCTCTGCACCAATTACGCTGACCAAAACTATCAGTTAATCCGCATCACGGCGTCATCGAACGTAACGACTTCCTGTACCGTCGCCCCGGTTGTCACGATCACGGATGGCACGAACTCGGGAACACTCACGATTACAACTGGGAATTCCTCTTGGAACAGCGGGGCGCTCACGACACTGCCGTTTACGTCCGGGAACACAATCACGACATCGGTAACAGGCGGAACTTGCGTGACCCCGCCCACTAACTTTGCTGTTACCTACAACATGCAATCGGTGCTGAACTATTAACATGCCCGGAACTCCTACAACCAATCTCGGACTGACCGGACATATGTGTGCGTAGGCACCTAGTCAAGAGCGAGCACGTAGAAGTCATCGAAGGAAAACCCATCACCGTGCAAGTACTAGAACCAAGAGAACCAAAAGTGCAGCCTCAGTTTATGAACTGCCGCGATGATTCAAATACGCCTGGACAGAACTTCATACGCGCGACTAAGGGGCGTTGGTAATGGCTCGACCGCACATCGAACTAGACGAAGACAAAATCACAGAGCTTGCTTCCAAAGGTCTGACTCAAAAACAGATAGCCGCGATATTCAACTGCTCGGAGGATACGCTGCAGCGGAATTACGCGGTAGCTATAAAAACAGGCTGGGAATTGCGTAACGGGAGCCTGATGCAAAAGCAGTATGAAGTAGCCATGACTGGCAATCCGACCATGCTTATCTGGCTCGGGAAGCAGTATCTAAATCAGTCTGACAAGGCAGAAGTGCGAAGCGGAACGGTTGACTATGGTATCGGCGACACAAAGTCAGACGCGGTTAGTCACGCCGCAGTCGTTATTCAGTAGGAACGCGAGGCAGTTGGATGCTTGGAATGCAACACTCACTAAGCGGTTCACACTGTACGGCGGCGCAGCAGGTGGTGGGAAGTCCTATTTCCTGCGCTGGTGGTGTTTCTTCTATCTGCTCGACCTTCACAGGCAGGGAGTCAGCGGCGCGCAAGTCATGCTGGCCTGTGAGGATTACCCCAGCTTACTCGACCGGCAAATCAGCAAGATACGATATGAGTTCTCGCGCGACATGGGTGAACTCAAGGAAGCGACTACTCGTGATTTCGTCCTCAACTCCGAGTTTGGTGGAGGAAGGATTCTCCTGCGCAACCTCGATGATCCGGCCAAATACCTTTCGGCAGAGTTTGCAGGGATAGCGGTTGATGAACTCACCAGAAACAAACTCGACGTCTTCAACTTCTTACGCTCAAGACTACGGTGGCCTGGAGTGGTTCGTCCTCGCTTTGTTGGAGGCTCTAACCCTGGAGGCCGTGGGCACGGATGGGTTAAGCATCTATGGATTGAGCGAGACTTCCCTGTGGAACTAAGACCGCTCGAAAACGATTTCGTGTTTATTCCTGCCAAGGCTTCGGACAATCCGTATCTCTCGACGCAGTACTACGAAGACCTCAACACGCTTCCGCCTGACATGGCTAAAGCCTATGCCGAAGGATCGTGGGACATCTTCGCCGGCCAGTTCTTCGACCTTTGGAGCGAGCAGCTTGTCACGCCTTCGCAGAACATCGTTCTTGAGCCTTGGTGGCCGCGTTGGATTAGCGTGGATTGGGGCTACAAGCATCCCAGCGCAGTCTATTGGCACGCGAAGGATGGCGACCGCGTAATCACCTACCGAGAGTTTTGCGAGCCTGGATTTGGTGAGACGCAGTTAGGCGAGAAGATAGTCGAAATGTCAGGAAAGGAGAAGATACAGCATGTCTTCATGTCACCGGATGCGTTTGCCAAAAGGACGAGTCAAAACACCATCGCCGAACAAATTGGTGACGTACTCACTGCGCATGAGATTCCGCGCCCCTCGCCAGCAGATGATGACAGGATCGGCGGCGCTCGCCTGTGTTACCAGATGCTTCAAAGCGGTCTCGGCGTTATTTCCTCAGCCTGCCCAGCCCTCGTAAAGTGCCTCCCGACGCTCATCCGTGACGACGAGAACATCGAAGATGTGCTCAAAGTAGATGGCGACGATCCTTACGACTCTTGGCGCTACGGCCTTAAGACCATGCTGGCTAAGGGTCACAAGCCGTTTGAGGTTCGCGTGAACGAGCGCATCGCCGCGGTACAGCAATCCCGGGTGAACGTAGGCATTCCACCGCAGACCGACCCTACAGCCTTGGCTATGATGAATCAGAAGGCAGTAGCGATAGAGCGCAAGCGGGACAAGCCAGTCAGACTGATTACGCATAACAAGTGGCAACGGCATAGAATTCACATCTAAATCCATCGGAGGATTCAATGGCACAACTCAAAGCAAGTATCAAGTTCGATGCAGCAAAGGGAACGGCAACGGTAAGTCTTGAACCGATAGGCGCGACGGAGATGGAGCATGAGCTTCTAGCGGCCTACTTCAATAGCCCGAGGAGCGTGTCTCTGGTTCCGTTCAATGTGGCAGACCAGCTTGAGTCTCGCTTCATCATCGAGGACAAGCTGGCTTTTCCGAGGTCTCAGCGCGCGTGTGAGAACCGCATTCGCGTGAGGGAAGGACGGCCCACAGTCGAAGAGCAGTGGAATAAGGGCAAGACGGAGCAAGAGATTAAAGCTAGAGAAGCTGCTAACAAGTCGGCTCAAGACGCAGGCTTTGTGGATGCTGACGCCAAGGCTCGTTTCGAGGATGGCCAGAAGCGCGACAAGGCCAACGCGGACAAGGTGGTAGCTCGCAACGCTGGCGGGTTTGGTTACTCCGGCCCAGAACGCCGTAAGGCTGTATTGCCTTTGCCTCGTGGAATCTCAGAACGGCGTGGACTTGCTCTATCGAACGACGATAAGGCAGCAGTTGCGGCAGGCTACGACAGCGCAGCGGACCGCGACCGCAAGCTCGCAGACCAGAAAGCCGGTTACGAGGGGCAGCATAAGTTCGTGCCTAACCCGGTAGCCTTCGACGCAAGGCCAGCTTCTTCACCTGACCTGTATTCAGGGCCGGAGCGCCGGAAGGCTAATGCTCCGTTCCAAGGTCCAGACCGACGCGTGCGTAACGCAGGGCCAAGTCCGGTGCCTGCGCATCCCGAGACGCCTTTCGAGAAGCACGAGCGTGAGCTACGCGAACAGAACGCCAAGGGGCCGGTAGCTTGAGGGATGAGAAGCCCAACGCTGAAAAGTTTGCTCACAGTGCCGTGCAATATCAGCATCCTTCGGAACATGATGGCGAGTACTGTGATGGATGCAAACACTTCATACCTGCTGTACCGCCGCGCTGTGAGGGTGTCCGATCCCCAATCTATGCGGCGGATTGGTGCAAACGATTCGAGAAAGCAGTGAAAAGTAAATCTAACTCTGAGGACATATCATGACACTTACGAAAAGGATTCTGGCAGTACTCGCTCTTACGCTTCTCTGCGCTACGTTCGCGCAAGCGCAGTCACCGCTCGCCAAGGTGGGAGGCAAGGTCTATGCCTCTGCTTATGCCAACTGGAAGGCAACGATTCAACAGGCACCTACGGCAACGGGCGCGGGAACAATCATCGTAACTCCTGGTATTCCATCGAACCCTGA